ACTTTTGGGCCGGGCCGCAGAACTGAGGGTATCCTAGATCACATCAGGAAAGAGCTTGATGAGATTCAGGCTAAACCTGATGATATTGTTGAATGGGTTGATGTAATTCTTCTTGCAATTGATGGAGCTTGGCGGCATGGCGGTCATCCGCAAGAAATTATTAACTTGGTTCGTGAAAAGCAGTTTTTAAACAGAATGAGAACATGGCCTGACTGGAAATATTTTGGTGAAAATGAAGCCATTACTCACATTGAGATCAAAAATGAACAATGAAACTAGAGTACGGTATTGTTTTTGTTTTGATTTTAATTTTACGATCTCTACTTCGTAGGTTATTTATCCGCAGTCGCAATACAAAAAAGTATTTTTTTTAAGTGAGTGCAATGCTTATTCTAAAAATCATAGCAATTTGGACTATCATTTCTATTCCTGTTAGTCTTTTTCTTGGCAAATTCCTGTCTAACATTGGTGACGGGGAGTCCTGATTTTGCTCTACCTCTCTAGCTCAATGGTAGAGCAGCGGGCTTTTAACCCGTTGGTTGTGGGTTCGAATCCCACGGGGGGTACTTATGGATATTGTAGAACAACTTAGAAAATACGAGTGCATGTGTACGAATGAACAGTGTTGTTCCTGTGCGGCTGCCGACGAGATCGAACGTCTGCGTAAGCTAGTTGAAGAATTCCTTCCTTATGCGCTTAGAGAAGCGGAGCAGGGTGTTCTTATTGGTCCTCCACCTGAAGGTGATGAGTTCTGCCAGCAGTGTGATCATGTTTGCTCCGATTGTGAACGGTATAATAGTAGTCTTGATTTCCTTGAAAAGTTTCGTTCAGGACAGTTTAACTTGGATAATAAGGAGAATTCATGAACATATGTCTTGATATTGATGGTGTAATCGCTGATATTGCTGGTGGTATCAACAGGAAATTAGATAAGCTAGGTGTTGAAAATTATGACTATGCACATTGGCTTATTGGATTGTCGGATGACAACCTTTATCCAACTGTATTCAGTGATTACAATTTCTGGAGAAATCTAAAACCTTTTACTGATGCATGGTATGCTGTCAATGGATGGTGGGAGAGGGGTTACGATGTTCATCTGATTACCGCTAGATCTTCTCCTGAGTCTATGAATACAGCATTCTCTTGGCTGGAGGATTGGAGGTTTCAATATTCATCTCTTCATTTTGTTGAGATGGGCAAAAAGATTGAAACTGTTAAAGATCTGAATGGGGATATTTTTGTTGAAGATAATCCATATGAGTTGAAAATTGTACAAGATGCCGGTGTGAGGTGTTTTCTTCGTCGGGCTTGGTATAATAGTCCTCATTGGGAATCTTTTGATTCGATTTCTAGCTTGTTGGAGGTTGATTTAGGTGAGTGATCGTAGGAAGTATTCTGGTCTTGAGTCTTTAGTTGTTGGTGGTGTGCCTGCTGTTTGCACTTTTCTTTATGATTGGCGGCTTGGTGTGGCTTGGTTGTGTTTTGCCTTGATTGCCGGTTCCAGCCGTTGATGGCCGCGCGCCCTTTGATTGGGTTTTAAAATTTTTTACTATCCGTTTGTTGTGTTTTTTGTGTTTGGGGTGTTGTTGTGACTGATTTTGTTCATTTGCATTGTCATAGTGAGTATTCGTTGTTGGATGGGATGTCTACTCCTTTGGATATTGCTTCTAGGGCTTCTTCGAATGGTCAGTTTGCTGCTGCGATTACTGATCATGGGACGATGGGTGGTGTGTTGAAGTTTCAGGCGGCGTGTGATCGTTTTGGTGTGCGTCCGTTGTTTGGTGTTGAGGCGTATTTTGTTCCGTCTGTTGGGGCTGATGGTGATTCTAAGGGTGAGCGTTCTCATTTGATTTTGTTGGCGAAGAGTGATGAGGGTTTGCGGAAGTTGTTTCGTATTAATGAGGTTGGGTGGAGGGATAATTTTTATTATAAGCCTCGTATTGATTTTGATTTGCTTGAGGATTTGGTTGATGGGGATGTTGTGGCTTTGTCTGGTTGTATGGGTGGGGCTATTTCTAAGGCTTTGGAGCGTGGGGAGTTTTCTGAGGCTGAGAGGTTGTCGTCTAGGTTTGTCGATATTTTTGGGGATGATTTTTATTTTGAGGTTCAGGCGTGGAATCCTCGTTCGTTGAATGATGGTTTGATTGATTTGGCGGGGTCGTTTGGTAAGAGGGTTGTTGCTACTGCTGATTGTCATTTTCCTTCTGAGCATGATGCTCATGATGAGGAGGTTTTGTTGATGGTGTCGCAGTATCCGTCTTTGAATACTGCTCAGATTCGTCATGCTAAGGAGAATATGTTGTGTTCTGGTTCTGTTACTGAGCGTATGAATGTGATGTATCCTGATCGTTTTTTGCGGTTTGATGAGATTAATCCGTATGTTGCTTCTGTGGGGGATGTTGCTTCTTGGTTTGAGGCTGTTGGGTTTTCTGATTCTTCGTTTTTTGAGAATACTGTTGAGGTTGCTGAGAAGTGTTCTGCTCGTTTGGGGCGGCGTGCTGGTTTGTTGCCGAAGTATTTGAAGTCTTTGGATTCTGATGATTATTTGCGTGAGTTGTGTGTGACTGCTCTTGCTGATAAGGGTCTTGTTGGTGGGGTGTATTCTGATCGGTTGGTTGAGGAGCTTGATGTTATTTGTTCGTTGGGTTTTGCTGACTATTTTTTGATGGTTTGGGATTTGGTGAAGTGGTGTGATCGTAATGGGGTTGGTCGTGGTCCCGGTCGTGGGTCTGTTGGTGGGTCTTTGATTGCGTTTTTGTTGGATATTTCTTTGGTTGATCCTATTAAGTATGGTTTGTTGTTTTCTCGTTTTTTGAATCCTGATCGTAATGATTATCCTGATATTGATTTGGATTTTGAGGATAAGCAGCGTGAGCGTGTGAAGTCGTATTTGTCTGAGCGGTGGGGTGCTGATAATGTTGCGGCTATTGCTACTTATGGTGTTTTTAAGCCAAAGTCTGTGGTTAAGGATGTTGCGCGTGTTTTTCAGGTTCCGTTTGATGAGACGAATAGTGTGACGCCGTTTTTTGAGACGTTGGATGAGTTGATGGCTACTGATAAGGGTAAGACGTTTGTTCGTAAGTATCCTGATGTTTTGAAGGTGGCTAGGAAGTTGGAGGGGCGTATTCGTAATACTGGTATTCATGCTGCTGGTGTTGTTGTTTCTGCTGTTCCTTTGACTGATGTGTGTCCTGTTGAGACTAGGAAGAATAGTGGTGGGGATGGTCGTGTTCCTGTTACGTCTTTTGATATGGAGGATGCTGAGGGTGTTGGTCTTATTAAGGTCGATATTCTTGGGTTGAAGACTGTTTCTGTTATCAAGGATTGTTTGGAGAAGGTTTGTGAGGTGCATGGTGTTGATGTGCGTGATGAGTCTTTGGGTTTGGATGATCCCGATGTGTTTAAGAATTTTAATGAGGGGAATACTGTTGGTGTTTTCCAGGCTGATGCTGCTGCGTATCGTAATTTGATTGATCGTATGGGTATTGACGATTTTAATGATTTGGTGGTGTCTAATGCTTTGGTGAGGCCTGGTGCGTTGTTGTCGCAGGGTCAGGCTTATATTGATTGTAAGAAGGGTGATGCTTCTCCTAAGTATCCTCATGAGGTTGTTCGGCCTATTTTGGAGGAAACGTATGGGACGGTTATTTTCCAGGAGCAGTTGATGCAGATGGCTGTGTTGCTTGCTGGGTTTTCTTGGTCTGAGGCGGATAAGCTTCGTAAGATTATTGGTAAGAAGCGTGATGCTGCTGAGTTTGAGCAGTATAAGGAGAAGTTTGTTTCGAATGATTTTTTGACTCGTCGTCAGTCTGAGAAGATTTGGGCGGATTTTGAGCTTGCGGCTTTGTATATGTTTAATAAGTCTCATGCTGTTGCTTATTCGATGTTGTCGTATCAGACGATGTGGTTGAAGATTCATTATCCTCGCGAGTTTGTGTGGTCGTTGTTGTTCAATGAGTCTGAGAAGGGTAAGATTACGGCTTATTTGATGGAGGCTGCTCGTTTGGGTGTGAATATTTTGCCTCCTGATGTTAATCATTCTGGTGAGTTTTTTTCTATTGATAGTAATGGTATTCGTTTTGGTTTGAGTAATGTGGCTGGTTGTGGTCGGACGGCTATTGATGAGATTTTGAAGCATCAGCCTTTTTCGACTTATGATGAGTTTTTGAATAAGTGTTCGAAGCGTTGTGTTCGTGCGCCTTTGCGTGAGAATTTAACTAAGGTTGGTGCTTTTGGTAGTGTCGGGTTTTCGGGTGGTTTTGATCATGAGCGTTATTATCTTCCTATTCTTGGGTTTGCTGCCGGGTTAGCTGATGGTGATAATGAGATGGATGATTTTGTGGAGCCTATTGAGGGGTTTCATGAGATTTATTCTCCGCTCAGGTTGATTAAGGGTGTGGTGCGGTCTACGAAGAAGACTCCGAAGTATTTGCGTGTTGAGATTGAGGATCAGACTTCTTCTGTTAGTGTGTTTTGTGATCGTAATTCTGAGATTGCTAATCGTGATTTCATGTATTTTTTGATTGGTGATCGGACTTTGCATTTGTATTGTGATGCTTATGATTATGTTGGGTCTGAGTTGTATGATCTTGTTTCTGTGATGAGTAGGGGTATGAATCATGAGTATTCTTGGTTGTATGATACTGGTCTTGGTGATGCTTCTGCTGAGCGTAGTTTGTTGTATGTTTTTTCTACTCGCACGTTTACTACTGCCAAGGGTAAGGATATGGCGAATATTTATGCTTGGGATGGTGAGAAGACTTTGAAGATTGTTGTGTTCCCGTTTCTTTATGCCAAGATTCGTGGTTTGATTGGTTCGACTGGTTGGTTTGCTGCGAAGTTGAAGGCGGTTAAGGATATGGATGTTTCTGCTCGTCTGGATTCTTTCACTTTGGATAATGAGAATTCTTTGATTACTGTTGATAATTATATTTCTAGGAAGGGGCTGGTGAAGCCTGATGCTGGCTGATGATGAGTTGTTTTTGATTGAGAATGAGTATGGTAAGGTCCGATATTTTAAGAATGATTTCGAGATGCTTAAGCAGGTTGGTGCTAATCTTATTTTTGATCAGTATTATGTTGTTAATTATTTGATGGCTAATATTGTTTCTTCTAATGTTGTTCTTGATATTGGTGCTCATTGTGGTTCTCATACTGTTTTGTATAAGGCTATGAATCCTGATCTTGAGGTGTATGCTTTTGAGCCGCAGTCTAGGTTGTTTGAGCTTCTTGAGAGCAATGTTGAGTTGAATGGTTTAACTGATGTTCATTGTTTGAATACTGCTGTTGGTAATCGTATTGGTGGTGCGGTTATGAATAACTTTTCTACAGATGGTGAGAATGCTTATTCTTCTCTTGAGTACGGTACTGATAAGGTTATGAATCTTGCTGGGGTGCAGGTTTGTGAGGATTCTTTGTCTGAGTCTTCTGGTGAGTCTGTTCGTATGATCACTATTGATAGCTTGAATCTTTCTGATTGTGATTTTATGAAGATTGATGTTGAGGGGTTTGAGCCTTACGTTTTGTTGGGTGCTATGGAGACGATTGATAAATTTTCTCCGAATATCAGCTTTGAGTCGAATCAAAAAACTTGTAATGCTGGTGTAACTTCTTTCGAAGTTCTGCATGAGCTTGGGTATTTGTGTGTTAATCTGTCTGGCGACGACTGGGTCGCTTTTAGAAAATAAAAACATTTAGGAGATGTATGTTATTCATTGATAAGCGGAAGGGCGATATTGTCCCTAAGCATGAGGTTATTCCAACGCCTAGTATCGGTTTGAACCGGGCTTTAGGTGGCGGTTTGTATACGGGTGCTACGCATCTTTTTTGGGGTACGCCGTCTGTTGGTAAGACTACGATGTGTTTCAGGATTCTTTCTGAGGCCCAAAAGATGGGGTATCGTCCAATAATTATTGATTCGGAGTATTCGTATTCTGAAGAGTATGCTGCTAAATGTGGAATTGATGTTTCTGATGTTGTCCTTGTCCAGTCAACGGTTGTTGAAGATATTCTGCGGCATCTGATCGGGTATTTAAATCATCCTGATGAGAAGCATATTTTCCTGTTCGATAGTCTTTCTAATATCATCAAGGAAGAGTTTTATGACAAGCCTGATGGTGGTAAGGCGATGGGTTTGCAAGCACGTTCGCAGGGGTACTTCTTGCAGAAGCTGGTAAATCATCTACATAAGGAGCGGAATATCATGCTTTTTGTTGCCCATCAGACTGTTGACTTGAGTGGTATGTATGCTGTGATGAAGGCAAAGATGGGGAATACGGTTCATCATAATATGCATAATATTGTTAAGCTGTTTCTGTCAATGTCGCAGAAGGAAATGGAGCGTGAAGATCGCACTAATAAGATTACGAGTCAGCGTGCCACTTGGACCATTGAGAAGACTAAGCAGTTACCCACTATTGGTACGCAGGGGTATTACTATGTGCTGCCGCAGCAGGGGCGTATCGATCAGCGTCGTGAGTTGATTGAGATGGCTGTTGAGGCTGATATTATTCAGCGTCGTGGTGCTTGGTATTCTTACGGTGAAGAAAAATGGAATGGTATGGGAGCTATTGATCTCTCTGACGAACAGGCGTCTGGTATTTATGATATCCTAGTTAATGGAAAGGTTGTTGATGAAGAGGGATGAGAATCAAGAAGCTAAGAGAGATAAGGCTAAGCCTGTCAAGAATTCGGGGAGGGGATTCCATAAAGGAGATGCAACCTTTCATCGTTTCTTACTTGATTATAAGCATAATGGCAGTTCTTTTACTCTTTCAAGAACTGCTTGGATAAAGCATCGTAAGGATGCTTGGAGAAGTCAGTACCGTTATCCATGTATTTCTGTTGTGCTTGGTGAGGATTCTGATACTAAGGTTGCCATTATTGATTGGGAAGTTTTTAAGGAGCTGATTCGTGACTCAGATTACGAATGAAGAATTATATACCACGGCTTTTTATTATGTTGTTGGTGTATTGAGCACAATGCCATACTATGAAGATATTAATCCAGATCAGCTTGTTATTGATATTCTCAAGAGGGCTGGAGATATTTTAATTGAACAGAAGAATCTTTACGAAGAGGATTGAGAAGCATGGAGTCCTTGGCTGGATTCTGACTGCGCTAGTTGTTTCTTTGTATGATTATTGGGCTTTGCGTTATCGTAAGCAAACAATGTCAACTGCCTTCAAGAATGGCCTGTCTAGGAGGTCAACTGTTTTACCAACTTTTTTGGCATGGGTTGTGTTGACGTGGCATTTGTTTCATCCGCCCTCGTTAAGGCATACTGATTTATTTTCTATAATTATGGACAGGAAGATTAATGGCAGATTTTTTTATTGATATCGATACCATTTCTAAAATGATGGGCGATAAGTCTGACGAGTTTATTGAGTGTATGAGGATTGTTCAAGATATTGCTGAGCGCCCAGAGTATTATGTTGGTGGTCAAGCCATCAAATATGCTAATCAGCTTGCTAGTTTTAGGACAATTATGATTGTTAAATCTCAAATGTATAAGAGAAAATCCTCCATTATGGGGGAGGAAGATAAGTTTACCAATGATATTTGGAAAACTATGTATGAAGCGCTAGCTGAAAATATCAATGTCCTTAAGCTGTCTGCAAAGAGTGGAAATCAATGAAATCAATTAAGATGTTGAAGAGTGATTCTTCTGAAAAGAAGGCCGTTGTTGAAAGTGAGCCTCTTTCAGGAAGGCAGCTTGAAGATATGCTTTGTGAAAGCATTGATATTAAGATCGCTGAACGTAACGAAGCCGTTTATAAGAAGATGGATTACTTCAGGCCTAGCGCCACCAATCAGTGCTCTAGGTTCTGGTATTATATGTTTGATGGTGTGACGTACACTCCATCTTTTTCTTCTCAGACGTATCGTATTTTTGATAACGGCCACGCTGTTCATGAACGCCTTTATTCTTATTTCCGGGATATGGGGATTCTTGTTGCGGAGGAGGTGCCTATCTCTAATGACGATCCTCCGATTCAGGGCACTGCTGACGGGATTATTGATCTTGATGGACATAAACTTATTGAGCTTAAGTCTATTTCCACTGAGGGGTTCCAGTATCGTCAATTAGCCCATAAGCCTTCAGATGATCATGTTAGACAGGCTAATTTGTATATGCATTGTCTTGGTTTGGATAGCGGTTTTGTTATCTACGAAAATAAGAACAATCAGCAAATTTTACCTATTTACATTGAAAGAGATGATGTTTTTCTTGATAAACTGTTTAAGAAGTATCGTAAGATACACAAGGCTTTCTTAGACGGTCAGAAACCTGATCGCCCGTACAAGAGAACGTCTAAGCATTGCGCCAGGTGTGATCTGGCTGATCAGTGCTGGTCGGAGAACGTTGTTGAAAAGGAATACGAATCATTCTGATGAATTAGAATGTAAAAATGTTGAATGCTCTAACACTTTTATACCTAAAACTTACAACGCAATATTTTGCTCATCCGAGTGTAGACGATTAGTTACTAATAAAAGACTTCTACAAAAATATTACGACGATAAAGAAAAAAAAACATCTGTTCGTATATGTAAAACTAATAATTGTGCAACTATTCTTTCACGATATAATCGTGAGGATATTTGTGAGAGATGTAAGCGGGAGAGATATATAGAGAGGCTTGTTTCTTGGGGGTGGGATGAAAAGTCCCTGAGAGATGAGTATAAATAAGCTAGTTAAACAGATGAAAGCGAAAAGAGTTCTTGCTATCGATCCAGCCTCTCACTCTTTAGCTTGGACTATTGCCGATATGTCTATCGGTAGTTATGAAATTGTAGAAGTCGGTAAGATAGATTTTTCTTCTCAGAAAGACATGGGATTTAGGCTTGCAGCAGTTGTTGATGGTTTGAAAGATTTGTGCGTTGTTTATAATCCAGATCATGCTGTGATAGAGCAGTCTGTCTATATTCAAAACTTTCAATCTAGTAGAATAATCTCTTACATTATCGGATGTGCTTGGGGCGTTTTGTTATCTGAATGCTCCTCTGTTGAGGATGTTAATCCTCTTGTTTGGAAACCTGCTATCGGTTACAAGAATATAAGCAAAGCTGACAAAGAGTCTCTTTTGGTCAAGCATGGTAAGAAGGGGCTACAGACTCGTCTTGCTAACGAAAGAAAAGATCGTGTTCGTGATATTGTTATTAAGAATGTTGGTAAAGCGTCTGATGACTCAGACATCAACGATTCAACCGGCATATCTTTATGGTATTATGTGAATTACGGTTTTGGAAATATTTTATGATAGGGGTGGTATTATGGCGATGGAGCCTTACAAAGACAAAGCTTGGTTGTATGAGCACTATGTCAAAAAACGCCTCAATCTGACTAAGATCTGCGAGATACTTTTGAAATCATATAATATTCAGATGACACCGCAGGGTTTGTATAACTGGGTTAAGAAATATGATCTTCTTAAGTATCGCGGCAAAGGGCGTAATTTAGCTTCGACTTCTGCGAGGAGGCCAAAGTCTCCGATGCAGCAAGAAGTTGAAAGACGTAGACGTGAGCAAAGAAAAATGCTTCAAAAGAGAAAGAAAGGTTTTGGTAAATGAATCGCACAGTTAGCGGAAAAGATATTTATACTTTCGCAAAGTTTGATATGGTGTATAACCAGCTAAGAATGCTGGAGTCTCAACAAAATGAGACTAAGTATAAGTGTCATGGTTCTGGTAACTGTTGCACTATTGGTTTGACTTTGCATATGTCTGAGTGTGCGAATATTGCTTTCAAGCTTAGACAGCAGTACTATCTATATCTTGAAGATAAGGGTAATGACTATGCTAGTTCGTGGATGGATGAGATAGTTGATTCACTTATTGACGCCATGTATGATGAGACTTGGGAGCCTGGCGGCGCGACTGAACGAAAGTGCGTTTTTTTTAAGGGTGGGTGTACCATCTATGGTTTTAGGCCTATGATTTGTCGTACTGTCGGCACAATTTCTACTATTGATGACTTCTGCCCCCGTCAGAGAAACGAGCATGGAGGTATTGACTACTTCACTGGCCCCGCTGTTGAAAGAATTGTTAAGGGGTTCCAGGATTTGATGAAGGAATACGCCGAAGGCAAAGATGCCGGTTATGATGTTGTTGTGTACATGCCATTGGGGATTTTGTCTTTCCTGCTTCCTCCAGAGAAGATGGTGGAATTGTCTGAAACGACAGATTCGAAATTTTGGAGGGCTGCCGAGGGGTGGCAAAATTACAAGATGCATTTTACTCAAGAGCATGGATATTTCCGTGGAAATTCTACGCCTGTAACTATTGGTGAACGCAAAAATTCTGAAAAGGATTTCTGATGTTTGAAGTTGCATGGATTGATGATTATGATGAAAGCAGAAATACTTCTGGATATTCTTATGCATCTCGAAAAATTATAGCTGAGCTTAAAAAGACCAATTTGCATATTCACACTCATGAAGATTATTTTCAGCAAGTCAGCACTTTGAATTTACCTCCAGGTATTGGTCATTTTAAGAGTTTTGATATTGATCATGCCGATCTTGTTGTGAACAACAAGCTCCCTGGTCATGGTCGTGTTACGACTAATTCCGAGATTCCGATGGTTTCTTTTTGTTACTGGGAGACTACAATGTTGCCCAGGGATTTTGTTAGGAATTTGAATCATTCTGATGAGGTTTGGACGACATCGAAATGGGCCAGGGATGTTTTTATTGATTCTGGTGTCGATGTTCCTGTTGTCGATTTTAATTTGGGGGTCGATACAGAGGTTTACAATATTCAACAGGATGCTCCTAATACTGATTTTGTGTTCTTGTCTATTGGTGCTCCTTCGACTCGTAAGAACAGTCAAATGGTTGTTGATGCGTTTCTGAAAATTTTTGGAGGTAAGAGTGGGTATAAGTTGGTTGTTAAAAGTTCTGGATCGCCGGATTGTAGACTTATTTATGATGGGCATAATCATGGTTTTGTCGGCAATCATCCTCAAATTGATGTTGTGGATTACCAGCTAAGTGAAGAAGATCTTTCTGCTTTATACGATAGCGCTCATTGCGTTGTGTATCCGACTAGTGGTGAGGGATGGGGAATGATGCCTTTTCAATCTATTGCTAAAGGTGTGCCCACAATTTGTACAAATGCGACTGCTTGTACAGAGTTTGCATCTCTGTCTGTTCCTCTTGATTTCACTTGGGGTACTGATAATATGAGTGGTATATACAATGGTGCTGGGGAGTGGGCTGTACCAGATTTCGATGATTTATGTGATAAAATGTTATATGTTGCTAACAATCATCAAGAAGTAAAGGATTTTACTATGCTTGGAGCTTGGTTGATTAGAAACAATTATAAATGGTCTGACGTTTCTATTGACTATTATAATGCAATTATTGATTTGGTGGTCTAATGAGTGAACTTGAGAAAGCTCAGCAAAAAACTATTGTTGACAAGATTCGTGACATTGAAGAGGCTGGTCTACTTCATGTTAAGGGTTATAAGAATTCAGAAATAGCTGGTTTGCTTGGTATTAGTGTTGCTGATGTTAAGAAGAACATTGAAGAGTACAAGAATGTCATTCGGCAGCAGGCTGAAGACGATCCTTATTTTCTTGAACGTGTCCAGTACAATACTATTAAGGCATTAACTGAGTTTGATGAGCTTTCTAAGGAGGCTTGGGAGACTATTTCAATCGCTACCGATCATGGCATGGTTTCTGCCCGCATCCAGGCGATTAAGCTTGCTGGTGAGTTGGCTAAAGGCAAAGCTCAGCTTCATAAGTTGATGGGTAATCAAACTTCTGATAGCGACTACATCGCGCGAATGCAGAAGGCTGAGTCTGTTAATAATATTCTTTCAAGGGTGTTGAGGGATGTTATTGCTAAGTATCCTGAGATTGCTGATGCTGTTCGTAAAGAGTTGGCAATTGCTTTTGAAATTGATGAAGAAGAAGCGCCGATTGATGTCGATATTGTTGATTTTTCATCAGAAGAGAATGAAGATTTTCCCAAGTAATGTTTGGGAGAAGAGAATGCACTTTTCGCGGTTAATGTTTCTATAGCGAGTGAGGTTGACGAGTTGTTACGCTGTTTATTCTATGAGAAGAGAATGGGTTTGGGCCTGTTATATGTCTGGGGTGGCGCATGAGCGATTTCATGGGAATGAATCTTGAATTCAATGACTTTGATAGGCTTTTGAGACAAGATGAGTTATCTGAAGAGATAGTGCCTATTCAAACCTTTGTCCAAGATCGAAAATTTTTAGGACTACCCCCCTTATCTGAAATTCAATTAGAAGTGGTACGTCATAGTACACAGATTCTTAAGAAGCCGACTTTGCAAAAGTTTATGGGCGAACAGGAGGGGTCTGACTGGTATGACAAGTATACTGACAATGAGGTAATTTGTATGCTTGGGAAGGGCAGTGGCAAAGATCACTGCTCAAGAATCTCTATTGCTTATAATGCTTATCAGTTGCATTGTTTGCGTGATCCGTTGGGTTACTACGGCAAAGCTAACGGTGTGTATATTGACCTTCTGAATCTTGCTGTGAATGCCCAGCAGGCTCAAAGAGTTTTCTTTGAGCCTCTTAAGAACTTGCTGCTGTCTTCTCCTTGGTTCAACGAGGTTGGGTTTGAGCCTAGGGTTTCTGAGATATTCTTTTTCTCAAGACCTGTTAGATGTTTCTCTGGCCACTCTGAAAGTGAAGGTTGGGAGGGTTATGAAGTTCTAACAATCGTTCTAGACGAGATTGCAGCTTTTAAGACTGATGCTGAACTGAAAGGCGAAGTTCGCTCAAAGGGTTCTGCTTCTGCCATTTATAACATGAGTAAGCTATCTGTCATGTCTCGCTTCCCTGAAGTGGGCAAAGTTATTCTTCTGTCTTTTCCTCGTTACAAGGGTGACTTCATTCAGCAAAGATATATGTCTTCCAGGGAAAAGAATGAGCCTAAGACTTGGTCAATCAAAGCTGCTACTTGGGAAGTTAATCCGACTATTAATCGCGAGGATCTAGAGTCGGAATATATCAGAAACCCTATTGAGGCGCGTGCTAGGTTTGAGTGTGAACCACCAAATATGGAAGACGCATATTTTAGAAACCCTGATCTTGTTAGAGAGGCCTTTCATTATCATGAAGATCCTCTTGATCCTGAAGGTCGGTTTAAGCCTTGGTTTAATAGCACAGATGGTCATTCTAGGTATATCCATGTTGACCTTGGATTGAAGCGTGACCGTGCTGCTTTGGCTATGAGTCACTGTTCTGGATTCACGGAAATCAAAACTTCTATGGGCGTGGAGAAGTTGCCCGTTTTAAATGTTGACTTTGTTCATTCATGGGAAGCAGGACCTGGAGAAGAAATTAATTTCTCCTCCGTCAGAATGATGATTGTTGATTTGTGCAGAAAGTTTGATGTTCGCAAAGTTACTTTTGACCGCTGGCAATCTGTAGAGATGGTTCAATCTTTAAGGTCGCAAGGTGTATACGCTGACTTTCATAGTGTCAAGAAGTCTGATTATGATACCTTGATGACTTCTATTTATGATAGAAGGTTGCGCGGTTATTGGAATGAGCTTCTTGTTGAGGAAGAACTTCTTAAGTTAAGGCTGTTTAGCAATAATAAGATTGATCACCCAAGTACCGGTACAAAAGACCTTGCTGACGCTGTTGCCGGGTCGGTTTTCAATACTGCACAAAATATGGTGTCAGAAGAAGAAATCGATATTGAGGTGTGGTATCCTGATGAAGTTGATGATGACGACATGCCGAATTTTGGTAGTGTCGAAATTTTCAATTCGAATACTGGAGAATTTTCTCCAGGGTTTTCGAAAAAAACTTATAATGCAGAAGAATTTTCAAATTTTATTGAGGAGTTGTAATGAATGAACAAGTAGATATCCAATTGGTTATTAGGAATCTGTCGTCTAAGATCGCTGACATCTCTGCTGAGAATGCTATCCTATTGGCGAGGATTGAGACGCTGCAAGCGGCCTTGTCTGGGGCGGCTGAAAGCGGCAAGGCGTTTTCGCCTGAGCCTGAAGCTGATTTCTGATACAGAATAGGCCTCTCTAGCGCGCATTAAAATTCGGAGGGTATTCAAAGCGTCCCGGGTGGTGTAAATACAAATCTTGTACAAAGTTAGGACATGCGCATTCGTGGTGAGGCTGGCCTGCTAGGGTTGTCTTTGCCGGTGGGGAGCGGTTCCCCAACCATAAAAAAAGAAAGAAAATGCAAATGTCAAACATCAATATCAAGCCAGTTGACTCTTTCCCTACCATTGCGCGTAGCCGTGCATCTGCTGAGTTGCAGCAAATCATTGACAGTCTGGTTATGTCTGCGAATACTGGTCAGATTTTCTCAATTGAGAATATTGAGGCTGGCAACGCTTACAACTCAATGCAGCAGCGTATTCGTACTCAGGCTAAGAAGCATAACCTGAAGGTTATGATTTCGTTTGACAAGTCAAACAACACGCTTTACTACAAGGCTTCTTCTGCTTTCAAGGAAAAGGTTCCTGTTCAAGCTGTTGAGTTTGATGATGTTGAGCTTGATGATGTCGAAATCTCGCCTGCTGATGACATGGTAGAGAAGAAGACAACTCGCTCTCGCTCTTCGAAGTGAAATAATAAAAACACAAAAGAAAAAGGGGGTGTGATCTAATCACACCCCCTTTTTCGTGTATAATAACCCCTATGCTAGAAAAGTCTGAACAAGAAATTGAAATCACATCCGATATGATCAATTCATGGCGTCCAATGTTTTGTGTGCCTTGTTACGATCAACAAGTTACTGAGCCTTTTATGATGTCAATGCTTCAAACAGCTTTGGCTTTCAAGGACATCGGTATAGATTTTTCAATCTCGTCTTCTAGCGATTCCCTTATCACAAGGGGTCGCAATACTCTTGTTGCTAAGTTTCTTGCTAATCCCCAGTTTACGCATATGATGTTTATTGATGCCGACATTCGATGGGATTACAATGACATCTTGAAGATGTTATGGCATGATAAAGATATCATTACAGGTTCGTATCCTATCAAGAATATCAACTGGGAGATGGTGCAGCATCTTGTAAAGAATGGTACTCATGTTAATGAGTTACTGCCTAAGTCTCTTCGACATGTTGTGAATCCTGTTGATGGTAAGTCTGGGAATATCACGATTGAAAATGGTATCTTTAGAGTCCGTGATGCTGGAACTGGTTTTATGCTTATTAAGCGTGAAGCTTTATTAAAGCTTATTGAGGCTATGCCTGAGTTGAAGTACAATGATGATACTGGCGCTCTTACTGAAGAGGAGCGCAAGTGGACTTATCATTTCTTTTCTGACTATGTTTACAATGAAAGGTTGCTGTCTGAAGACTATGGTTTCTGCCGTTACTGGCAGGAAATCGGTGGGGATATTTGGGTTGATCCTGCCATTGAGCTTATGCATATCGGTCGAATGCGATTCACTGGGTCTTTGATTGATTATATTGGAAACTTTGCTAAAAACCCAATTGAATCAGAATAATCTATCAGAAGAGAATCACGCACTAAACTGTGTGATTATACGGGCCGTAATGTGGCTGTAGTTCAATATAAAAGTTCAGGATGTTTTCCGAGAAAACTTTGTCGGGTTTTGCTTTGCTGTTTGGGGATAAGTTTGCGATTAGGCATATACTAAATTTTCTGCAATGTTTATCCAAACCGAGTCCCGCAAAAAGTTTATTCAAAGT